TATTACACCGCATTTTTCATCTGATGAATTACTGGACTGTGCTAATTCTTACATTAAGGATTTGCGCAATGATACAGATTGGCTGAAAGATTGTGGTCCTGTAGATTTACGCATAGCTGTCAATGGAATTCACGGTGATTCATTTATTAATATTTTACCCATGAGTACTTCAGGAGGAATGTTTTTTCCTGGTGCTAAAAGTAAATATTTCCATATTGAAATTGATGACGACACTGGTGAAGAATATTACATGCCCAATGTTGAAATTATCGAAGTTATGGAAAAGATTTTGGATTGTTATAGAATGGGTCAACGTGCGTGTGTATTGTTTAATGCTACTCTTAAGGATGAAGCTATTAAAGAATCCAAACGTCTTGTTGGAAAGACTAGAATATTTACAGCTTGTGATGTAGCCTTTAGTTTAATAGTGAGAATGAAGTTTCTACGTGTTACAAAAGCTATTATGCAGTATAACTTTCGTAGTGAATGTGCAGTAGGAATGAATTGTTACTCTGAGGATTGGGGGCTTTTGAAAGATTACTTATGTCAACATGGTGAAAGTAATCTTATTGCTGGTGATTACTCTGCTTATGACAAGAATATGCCAGCTGCTTTAATTCGTTGTGATTTTTATGTCTTACAAGAATTAATGGAGACACATGGTTCTTTGTCATATGAGGATCAGATGATTATAAGGGGAATAGCGACAGATGTTGCTTTTCCTGTTACTAATATGAATGGAGATGTAATACAGTTTTTTGGTGGTAATTCATCTGGAACTCCAGTTACAGTTATTATCAATAGTATATCAAATTCTCTTTATATGCGTTTTGCATATAAGAAAATAGTTAACAAAAGTTTATCAACATTCAGAGATAATGTCTCACTCATCACACTAGGTGATGATAATGCTATGGGATCTGCTTTAAAAGAATTCAATCATACAACAATTTCTAATGTTCTGAAGAATCATGGTATTCCATATACTATGGCCGATAAAGAGACTGCCAGTATTCCTTTTATACATATAGATGAG